TGTGAAGTGTTTATCGTCCACGCACGCAATGCGATCCTGAAGGGTTTGAGCCCAAAGGAAAATCGCGAGATTCCGCCGCTCAAGTACGAATATGCGTATCAATTGAAGCGTGATTTTCCGCATCTGGAAATATCGATCAACGGTGGCATCAAGACACTCGATGAAGTGGAAGAGCATCTGAAACATGTCGATGGCGTGATGCTCGGGCGCGAGGCTTATCACAATCCTTACGTGCTCGCGGGCGTCGATACGCGGTTTTACGGTGCGGACACGCCCGTGCTGTCGCGCGAGGCGGCTGAGGCGAGCTTGATCGACTACTCGCGTCGGGAAGTGGCGCGCGGGGCGTTTCTCGGCGGCATTACGCGTCATGCGCTGGGCTTATATCGAGGGGTGGCGGGTGCGCGCGGCTGGCGTCGCGTTCTCTCGGACAGCCGCCGTCTCGCCACCGGCGATATGACCATTTTCGATGAAGCACGCACTCATCTGCGTGAAGCGGCCGAATTGATCGAATAAGGGACTAGGCAAAGCGAATCTTTGTTCGTATAATCTCGTTTCTCGATTCAGCAAGCCTGTTCCTGGCGAGCTAGAGAGGCGGTAAGAAGTAAGGCAGTGGTGGCTGTAGCTCAGTTGGTAGAGTCCAGGATTGTGATTCCTGTTGTCGTGGGTTCGAGCCCCATCAGCCACCCCAACGAATTTGTATGAGTATCAAGGGTTTATCGACGGGCACTGTGAGAAATTACAGTGCCCGTTTTTCATTGAAATTCCACAAAATGGAATTCCTTCTCTACAACCCTTTTCGATTGACCGTCTTGTTTCGGTCGTAAATGCGGGCGGTTGTCGCGGGATTCGCATGCAGATCTGGCAGTGTTCCGCGCTCCGATTTGTGCTGCGTGACGTAGTGCGCGCGTAGGTCGTGAAACGTGAAACGGCGGCTGATAACTTTCTCTTTCAGCGCTTCGTTCATCAGCTTTCCCCAATTGCCTTTAAAGCCGCTGCTCGTATAGGCGTTGCCGAAGCGATTGCGGAACACATAAAGACAATCCTTCTCCGTGCGCAAAACAGCCAGGCGGTCGAGCAGTTCGGCCAGCCTCGGCGTAATTTCAATCTGCTCGATCACTTCCCCGCGTTTCTTTCCCCGCTGCTTTGCCCGCTTCACCCGGATCGTCGCTGCTGCGCGATCGATCTGCGGCCAGGCCAGGTCCAAAAATTCCACCTTTCGATTGCCGGCGAGTGCGGCATACTCCGCCGCCATGCCCATAACCGCTTTCTGACCACCCTTGGCGGATAGCCAAACAGAGAACGCCGCGAACTCCTTCGGGTCCGGCGCCTCCGTGCGCGGTTGTTCTTCATTCCGGCGAACTTCGCGACACGGGTTATGTTTCGCCTCGCCGCGCTCGATTGCCAAGCCAATCAGGTTGGAAAGCAGCGCAACCTCGCGGTTGGCTCGGACGGGAGCGTCTGCGCGTTCCTTGCGTAGATAGCGCGCGATGTCTGGCGCCTCGATGTCGGATGCCCGCGCCTTGTTGAAAATCTTCAGAATCATGAGGCTGCACTGGGTGTAGTCAGTGCGGGTGTCCGGCGCGTAGCGCTTCCACTGTGTCGTCTCTTGAAATTGCTCCCACAGCTTGCCGATTGTTCCAAGATCGCCGCTGGCGCCGAGCAGATCGAGTACCTTCCGCACAGCGGCTGTCTTGTCCATTCCGAGGCTGATCGGCTTGGCACCCACCGGGTGGTAGCGGTAGCTGATTCCTTTTTTTCGCTTGATTGCCTCCATTCGTGGCAACAAGCCGTCCCTGCGTTTCATGCGACTTCCCAATTTATGTTGGCCTTGCGGCTTGCCTCTGCGGGCTTGTGGTACTGCTCCCACGTCAGGAGCGGGTGACCGTCGATCTTGCGCGGGCACTTGATTCCTATGTTTTGCTCAATCCACCTGATCTGCGCGGCTCCCTGCTTCAGGCCGCCGGTCAGGTCAATCAAGTCTTGAACGGTCATCACTCCGGTTTTCATGCTTGTTCCCCGAGCCAGTCTTTACGAGTGATGCGCAGTAGCGCTTCTATGTGCCGCGTCATCATTTGCGCCCGGTCTTGCGCTTCCAATACTCGTGCACGTCAATTGCAATCAGCAACGGCCACATGAAAACTGTCAGGTAGAACGGTGAGTGCCGAAATCTCGGGCCATTCCTGTCACCTAAATTTCCTGTCCACGCCAAATAGGCCGCGATACCTATGCCCACAAGAATGTAGGCCATGAAGCAATAGAAAAACGTGTTGTCCTGTGCCATGTCTATCCTCGTTCCCGTTAGTAGTGGGAGTTACGCTTTTGGTTTCCGCACGCCTTGATTGCCTGCTTGGCTTCCTCAAGGACGTTCTCGTATGCATATTCGATTGCCTCGTCACCATTCAGGCCATAGTCGCGTTCTGACCGTCGCCGCAGCTTTGCGGGGGTGTCGTAGCAAGTAATCGTCTTCAGTGCGTAATACAGGCGCAGTTCAAGTGGCGTCATGGTTTCAGCTCCCTTGTACGTTGGCCACTTCAGTCGGCTCGCCGCGATGCCAAACCTCACCAGGCAATCCAAGCGTTCCGGTCATTCGCCGACGGCGGTTCATTGCGCCGCACTGGCGCCAAGTAATTTCGACGGCGCCGAGTTGAACGGCTATCGCGCGTTTCGAAAGCGCTATGTCGTAATGGCTCGAATGGGCCGGCGGCGCTTGCCACCACTTACGTGCGACGCCGATCTTCTCAGCCATCGCGTGCAGTTCGTCGTCCGTGTCCGCGATCATGTGGCACATCACCATGCGGCCGTATTTGGCCTTCATGTCATCGACGTAGACCGTCATGGCTTCACCGTCGGCGCGCTGGCGGCTAAAGCGGCATTGCCTTTCGCAGTGACTTCGAAATGCACGCACTCTAAGAATCCGCGGCGAGTCCAATCCATAAGAACCGCGTAGTCCGTATCGGTTTCGTTGCAGTCGGCGAACTGGCCAACAGTGCTTTCAAAAAGCACACGCTCATCCGGCGAGAGCGTATCGCCAGGCGTGGCGGCGCGGGTGGCGAGAGCGATCAACTCGCGCGCACGGTGCAACACCATTTCGCGAAGGTCGTGCTCATCCTCGTAGCCGTTGTACACAAACTCCGTGCCGCTCGGCCGATAGAAGGGGTATCCGTTATATCCACACAGCGCTTTCAAAATCTGCTCGTCCGTGATCGCGGCCGGCGTTGTTTGGTCCGTGGTCATTTACAAAAGCTCCATTTGTTCGAAAGGCATGTCGGGCCATGTCATCCAGCTTTTACGGGCGTTCGGCAACCAGTGCGTGACCTGCAGGTTCCAGTCGACGTGCAGCCCGCAGACAAGTTTTCCTGCCAGCGGCACGATGTGGTCGACCACGTATTGCTCCCCTGTCTCGCGCGTCAGTCGTTCAGCTTCCGCATAAATCGCGCGGATCTTCGCCTTGTCCGCCCACGTCGGCGTGGCGCGCCGTTCACGAGCGCGCCGGCGCATGCCGTGTTGGCGGCTCGTATGCAGGATCGGAGCTCGGCGCTTCACGGGCACGAAGAGCGGCCCTGCGTGATCGCCACCCACCAGATCAAGCGGCATTGAAGTTATCCACAGGCAACGGGCGGACGTGCCCAGTCTTCAGGTTGACGAACGCGCCGCACCAGCTGAGCCGGCCGTGGCGGAAAAACTCCCACAGGATCCCGAGCGCCGGCGTCACGATCGCCTGATTGATGAAAAGCTCCTGGCGCTCAAGCGCTTCGGCCAGTCCGCAACTCGGCGTGTCATCTTCCGGCACCGTTGTGTCGATCAATTCCGGCAGTACGACATACGGCCAGCGCAGCGACGTGCTTTCCGGCTCTGGGTTCGGCCGGGCGTGCCCGAAAATCACTTGGCCATCGCTCGCTCGATTTCCCAGATCCATCACATATCCGGCTGCGCGGGAGAGGGCCGGCTCAAGCTTCGCTCGCGCAGCTGCGCTGTCGACACACATAATTGCTATGCCCGGGCCCACGTGGATCACCTCTTGCGAGCTGGCCGGAATTGGACGCGCGTGCCAGTCGAGGCCGAAGAAAGCATTCAACCGGTGTACAAGCACGACGCTCTTGTACTGGCCGACGTCGGCCGGGCTGAACATCTGCCGACCGATGTTCGCCTCGCTGACCGTGTCGCCGTCGAACGCCGTCACGTGCAGGCCGGGATGCCCGAGTGCGGTAAGCGCGTGATTGAGGCGCGCCAGACCAGTGAGCATCTGCGAGCCGTTTCCGCCGCACCCGATCAGCGCGATGTTCACGCGCCGGTCGAGGAAATGCGCGGGCGTTATGTGAGTCATGCCGGCTCCGGAACCTTAAAAACTGCGGCGGCGGGCACTTTCAGCGGAATGAACATACCGAGCACGCAAAGGCGGAATGCAACGCTTGGCGTGCCATCGGCATCCAGGCCGCCGAGCACTGCGGAGATCTTCACTTCGCCGGCGTCGTCCGCGTCGTCTTGCGGACTGAAGTAAGCCATTCCAGCGCCATGACTGTGAATGTCGATCGCAAGCGACTCGTTCGGCGCAAGCACTGGTCGTTCGAACGTGATCGCGCCCGGCGTCGCTTCCGACACGTGAAGCGCCTTGTACGCAAGCTCTTGCATGTCGTGGTCCCATACGATCCACGCAGCGTGCTCATTCGGCAGCGCGCTGCGCGCTTCCTCGGCGAACGCCTGGACGAAGGGAAGCGCGACACCAAGCCGGCCAAATGCCAGTTCGATCTTCGGCTCGATGTCGCCGTACGGTGGCCGCGGGCTTGCTCCGGCGTGAGCAGACAGGCGCTGGATTACGTGTAGCCATGGACGCCGCACCTCGACAAAGACGCCTTCGGCCGTCATCAAAAAGCGATGGCCTACTTCGAGAAGCGGCGCGAACTTGGCGTGTTTGGGCACAGCAATGGTCGGGGCGCTGTCGAACAACGCGATGTCGAGCGGCAGGGATTCGTCATCCCCGGCAGCTGCGATCGCCCGCGGCTTTGCACGCGCCAGCTCGTCGGCGACGCCAGACGAAAATTGCTCGAGCGCCGTTGCGATGGCCCGCAATCCGGCTTGCGTGGCGTTTTGAAATGAAGCGAGTAGCTTGTCCATCGTGTCAGTCCTCATTGGTGCTGGAGCCGATCGCTGTCGCGAGGGTTTGTTTCGCGTCGATCAGGCGGTCAAGTGGGAATTCGGCGCCGTCGAGCAAATCCAGCCACAGACGTTCAGCGCCCCCGCGCCTGTGGATAAGTCGGTCATTGTTCGTGTGAGTGAAGCGACTGCGAAAGAACGCGTCTTCGTACGGCTTGATGCTGTCCGTATTGATTGCGTCGGGAGTTTGCACATTGCCCACGCAGATCTCGCCGCCTTCCCAAACGTTGTAATACGGAGCCGTGTAGAGCTTTGTTGCCGGACCAGGTCGCGCGTTATCGCGCAAAGCGAACACGAACCAGCTCGTGCGATTGACGATGAACACGAGCGGTGGGTGTGCTGCGTCGCCGGCACGTTCGCCGATCTTGTCCTTTGTGTTGAACCATACGCGCCGCGTACATGCGGGTACCCACCAGGCGAGCTGGTTCGGCGCGAGATACGCCACGCGATCGTGGATAAATCCGCGATAACTCGTTTTCCGGGCCGCAAGGTCGGCGATGTCCGCCAGCTGGTCGAGCGTGATCGGCACGCCGGCCAGCAGCGTGGGCTTGCCGTCGACAACACGCGCGCTATGTTGGGTCGCATAAATGTGCTGGCTGTTCTGCGAACGGTAGAACAGGAGTGCGCTATCTAGTGCGAGCTCAACATCGTTTTCGTGGGCGATCGAGACGGTGCTCATACACGCACCTGCACGCGAGTCTTAGGCGATTGAAATTCGTCCCGGTCGAAAATATCAAGGACGCGCTCGACCGCCTTTGCAAGCAGCGCCGTCGATTCCATCCGCTTCAACCAGTCGGCAATGTCGGCGCCGACGATCTTCAGCGGAGTAACTGAAGACGCGATCACGCAATCGCCTTCCGACGCTTGATGCAAATAATCATCGACAACGCGACCGACGATGTCGTCTTCACTCCATCGGACGATCAGACCGAAATCAATTAGGTCTGCGCCAATGTCTTCCGAGCGCACGTCCGCGAACGGACCATAGAACCGGGCAATGTTCCAAACCGTGTCCATCGCGTCGACCACTTCGCGGGCGAGCGGATCTCGGCCAGCAGCGAGTGCGATCTGCCGGCGGGTAAGTACACGACGTGGTGCCGCTGCCCATTCAGGCATGCCCTCGAAAAACTGCGTGCGCGTAAAAAAGTCGTTCGTTTCGAGTAGATCTTCGACGCTGTCGTATCCATTCAATTCGGCCGCTTGCGCCATCGCCTCTTGCTCGTCCGATTCACCGTACCAGTACATGTATTCGGCGAGGCTTAAAGTGAAGCCTGGAGTGCAAACGGACGGCAGCATGCTGAATGCGTCATGGAGCGTCGCCAGCACCGTTTGACCAAGGCCAGCCCGGATAGCCTCCAACTTTTCCATGCCGCGTCCGATCAGGATTTCACGGCACGACACCGGGCCGTTTGCCGTCTGAATCAGCGCCCAAAGGTGTTCTTCCCTGTGCTGCGGGAAACCGTGCTCCGGTGCCTGCTCGATCCGCAGGTGCCAGTCGAAGAGGTTCATTCCTTCCGTGATCCGCTCCCACCTGCGGGAAAGCGCCGCCTGTATCAGCGCGATTTCAGACTTCGGCCGTTGGCGAACGTCGCTCTCGGCAATGACGCCCGATTCGAGCATCGATAGCGCGAGCGGATGGGAAAACGAATCAGCCGACCGGATCGTATAAACAGCAGGCACATCAGCGAGTGACGGCAGCGCAAGAGCAGAGAAGGTCATGGCAACACCGGCATATGAGTAACAGGTAACTGCAGACGCACGCCGGTGGCACGCTTCGTCGACACTGCATGGAGCTTCGTCGCAACGCGATCGTTCACCAGGTGCATATCGACGCGATGGCCGGCCGAAGGTGAGAGCGGACCGCGTTCGAGCTCGGCGCGAATCTGATCGAGTGTCACAGCGCACCCTTCGTGCCGACGGCCCGACGAAACGTGAACACGTTCTTGTTGCCGGCAACTTCGGGGCCTTCGATCTCGGCGTTGACGATCTCCGGATACGTATTGCCGTAGAAATCGCGCACTTGCTGAAGCGAGAAAGTAGGCGAAGGATCGGTGAGCTTCGCGCCGTTGTAACGAAACTCGCGAGCGAGTGTTTCGGTTTTCACGGTGTGGGTCCTTAGAGAAGGTCGACGCCGTCGTCTTCGGCGGCGGGCTGCGCGTTGCTGGAATCCTGCTCAGCGGGTTCCGCGGGCGTTTCGGGCGTGATGTGCTCGGCATCAGCATCGATCCCGGGAATTTGGGTTTGACGCGGATCGACCGGCAGCGCGTCGGCAGCGCCAGCGCTGTCGCTCGTATCAGTCGGCACCGTTGTTTCGGCTGCACGCTTACGACCGCCCTTGCCCTTTGGCGAAGGAGCGGGCAGCGCTGGCGTCGACGACGCGGTTCCATTTGCGGCACTGGCGGCGCGCGCCTGGTCGAGCACAGACAACGTGCTGGGCTCATAAATCTCAACTGCGGCCGCAAAGTCGCGGTCCAACTCGTCGGGCGTGGCGAGGATGGAAAGCGGATAGAGCGTTTTTTCGCCTTTGGCGTCGTCATTGGCACGCGGAGTTACATTCACGCGCAATTGATCGCCTTCGGCAGTGATCAAAAGCGTGAGTGTTGTCTTTTGCGCCAGCGGATAAAGTGATGCGAACAGGGACATGGTCACCTCGTGTTGTGCTGCGTTGAATCAGGCCGCAAGGCCGTCATAATTTCGATCGGCGAAATCGGGATCGCCGGGGTATCGATCAGATCCATCGGCGCGATGCCAGCAAAACAAACTGCCGCGGCGATGCATGAAGTGATAGCCTGCGCACGTGCAGCCCATGGCGCGCGTGTTGCGCTTGGTCATCCAAGCGTCGATGCGAAAACTGGAAGAACCGCAGTCACTGCATCGCGGTGGCCGGGTATATTCCTCGGGCTTCAGCCGCAGCACCTTTCGCTTTTCGCACTTGCGGCATCGACAGTGATAACGCGACACAGCAAAGTCCTCAGTAGTTAGCGCGATGTGCGGCGCGCACGTTGTTTGTTGCCGTCTCTCCGAGCTGTCACGCCTAGATCCGCCGCGGCGTTCCGTACACAGGTGTTTCCTTCAGTGCGAAACGGGCCACTTGATATTTCGATGCGCCTCTTTGACGCGCTTCAACTCTTCCCGCTCGTTGATCGCACCGCCGCGAACCAGCCAGCACGCCGCAAAGCAAAACAGAAACAGTAAAGCTATAAGGACTGCTATCAGGTTTGCATGCATGGTGAGCCTTTACGGGAGGTTGATCAGTTCAGATGCAATGCATCACAGCGCAACGTTCGGCGCGGGCAGCGCGGTAGTCGATTTCCGCTCCCAGCACGAGATACGCGGCCGCGACGATGAGCGTTACGCCCCAGATTTGCCAGAGTTTCATCCGATCAACCCCGCTTTGAAGCAAACCAGCAAGTACCAGAAGCAGCCGACGCTAGCGCCGAGCAGGGCAACGTACAGCGGAAGCTTTGCGTGTACGCGGTCGCATGCTTGGAGCAGGGCGTTGTCGCACGGAGCGCGGTTCATCATTCATCCCCTTGATTCGAATCTCGCCGTGTTCGGTGAGTGCCTGAGATGTATTAAACACTATGTTTATCGTGACGTCAAACATTTTGTTTATAAATCGGCGGTGCGGGGGAATGGCATGTTTAAGGACGCAAAAAAGCCCGCACGAAGCGGGCTGATCAGGCAAACCGTTGTAAAGGGGTCACTTCAAACCATCGAGCCCAGCTTTGAAGTTGACTGCCATGCGGGTGGCGGCCGAGTCTGTCCACGCGCCAATTACCGTTGCGTCAGGTGTGCGGCAGTCGGCGCCCATGTGAGCGATCAGGTACGGATCTGTCGTAACGCCATTTGCGTCCGTCACGATTCCACGGTCTACGGTGCCGACTACATATGCGAACGCTGTCGCAGTGGCGTTGTTTTCAGCCTGGATCAGCCCGTCCGAAGCGGTGTGCCCGGGAGGTAGATCACATGTCGGGATTGGCGTCAGTATGAAAGTCTGCTTCGCCGCAAGGTCCATCTGGAAGATGAACGTGGTGAGGTCGGACTGAAATTGATCGAGCGCGGCTACTTGCGCCGGGTCGTCGCGGCTCGTCATCATGTCGTCGAGCTGGAAGTTCACGACCGCATATCCTGTCGGCTGGACGGTCAGCTGATCGTTCGTCGGCCGGACGCCACCGTTCACGCTCATGACCAAGTCGTGCAGGGCGGTCGCGGACATGGTGACTGGCGTTACTGAGGCGGTCACGCCCTGCGCGGCGAGCGCTTGCGTCAACGCCGTAACTGTTTCGGCTGCGCCTGCGTCCGACGCCGCGCCGACCACTGCGGCTTTCGAAGTCGCACCGCCGTTTGCCTGGGGCATGGGCGCACCGTAGTACTGGATCGACATTACCGGCGCCGCTTTTGCGGGACCGTCGCCACCGCCGCCGCACGCAGCCAGCGACAGAGCCGCGAACAGCGGAAGGATTGTTCTATTCATTCTGATGGTCCCCGAAAGGTTTTGTAATTGAGCTTTCAAGTTAACATCAGAAGATTACGGGCGCAACGTTCGAATGCAGTCTCGATGTCACATCCAAAGAAAAAGCCCCGCTTGGGGCGGGGCTCCTGGAGCTGTCGCTTCCCTCAGTTTCGTCCGGTCAGTCGCGTGACGAAACGGCACGAAATATTAGTACTGGAGTGACTCCATATGCCGATGGGGACCGACCCATCAGCTCTCGAATGGCGCCGAGCAGCGTTGAAGCCGCTGACATTAGCTGGCTGTTGACGACCTCCCCGGTATCATCATCATCTTCCGCGTCCGGGGTTGCATCTAGGACTGCGAGCACGTGCCAAACACCTCGAATCGTACTTCCGTGAGTCAGCGCAAGGGACGCGGCACTAACGATCAGATGTTGGTCCTGTAAACAAGCCCACACATTATTGCCGGCGCGGTCGACCATCGTGAGTTGCGGCGCGGGCGGCATTACCTTAAGGATCTCGCCGATGCCTTTCATCATGGCCTTGGCTGAGGTCAATTGGGTTTTGTTCTGGTGCGTAACCTTTGCGTCGGCTGCCATGTAAGACGTGCCAGGCGTCCAGACATCCTGAAGGAGCTTAATATCGAGCAGCTGGGGAGTACCCGTAACGAGTACTAGTGAGCCAATTTTTGCGGCACTTAGGTCGCGCTCGATGAAATCAAGTTCATCCAGCCGATCGAGAACATTCAGAGGCAACGACCAAGAGGAGTCAAAGCTGCGCTCGTACGATAAATTGGCGCTCTGCTGAGAGCCAATCTTGCCACTGACCCCGCCTTTTATATCGGCTTTGGCTATTAGCGCGTTAGCTTTCGCCGAGGCGTCGACCCCGCCACCTACTTCGCTAGTTGCCGTCTCGCCAGTCTGGGAGGTATGTTTGTGCCCTATGGGCACGCCATCGTCTACGACTTGCGCAAGCCAGGACCTTAATCGTTCTGTGTCTGCGTATAAAAAGTCATAGATGGAATCGATGCTTTGTGACTCGCGCGCCATCCTTCATTTCCCTTTCAATTTTTGTTCGTTTTTCTTCGAGGGATTTTTGCGACTGCACGATGGATTGTCCAAGCTCGCGGAACGCGTCGCGCACGCGCTCAGCGGAGCTTTCGCCCGCAAGAAGCGCTTCAACGAAGGTTTCGGATTGCTTTTTCATGGAATTCATTGTAGCAGGTCACAAAATCCAGGTATCGAACCCTAAATAATTTTCGACGCACGTGGGGGTATCGCTCGTAACTAGCGTGCACTCCCTATTCGGTCCGGGCCGGCTATCAAACCCTGCTTTAAAGCTGATCGACGAGCGCTTAGAGCCCGCGCGGAACGCCGCTAGAACCTTTGTTAAGCAGATCCACAATGCAGAAAAACGTTACAAGGATGGTGATCGCGGAAAACACCTTGGGCGTTGCCGTCTTATCCTTGTCGCAGATGACGACAATCATGCGCGTGATGATGTAAAGGCCAACCATCAACCCAATATCTGGAATCATTGCCTTTCCCCGTTATATTTATTTTCAGACGGGTCGCCACATGGCGCGTTTTGCGATCCCGGCTACAAAGTGCATCTTCTCTATTTCGGCATCCGTGAATGCAATCGACGGGTGCGCATCGTTCGTCGAAATGAGGTGAGTGCGACCGTCTCGCCGATACAAGAACTCTTTGACCATGACGCGGCCGTCGGTCGACTTGACCAACACTTCGTCGCCTGGCTCCGGCTCGTGATTCGGTTCGATAACAACGAACTCGCCCGCCTTGATGCGCGGACGCATAGAGTCGCCTTCGCACTTGAGGGCGTATGCGTCGGGGTCGTTCGTGGGAAAGGTGACGAACCCTTCACCGTGGCCAACTGGATACTCCAGGTCGGCCCAAAATCCGTTGTCACCTAGCTGTGCCATGCCAACCACTGGGATAGCCTTCCAATTTGTGATTGGGACAGGCTTCCACTCGTCTGCATATCGAATTGCAACACCTGGCTCCCCCTTGCCTTTGGCGATCCATACAGAGTTGACGCCATATTTATTTTGAATGGCGACAGCCTGAGCCACTGTGATGTGCGGACCCTCGCCGCGTAACCACTGGGCTGCAGTCTCAACCCCTACATCTGCTACGGAGGCCACCTCGGCGGCCGTGAGTCCCTTTAGACCAAGGGCTGCTTGAATTCGCTGGGCTGACGTTTTCATCGTCTCGCCGCCCAGGGAAGAAATACTACTCCCGATTTCGTCAGGTGATTCCAAGCTTTTGGACAGTTTTTGTCCGCTGTTCGAAAGATCGGAATCGGGAGAACCGTGATTGCCCTCCGCCGTCATCGGCGGTTGGCCGGACATCAGCCAGAGAGCGCTGCACCCTAGTTTTTCTTGGGCCGCAAGCATCCCCGCCTTCGACATCCCGCGCCGCTCCCAGTTGTTAATGACCTGGGGAGACTCGTTCAGGAAGCGTGCGATTTCAGTCTGCGTAGTCAGCCCGTGCAACAGGCGCGCTGCTTCATACAGCCGTTTCATGGTGTCGTGCATGTCCGGGATGTTCTCGCAATTAAACACTTTGTTGTTCAACGTAGTGTTTGCGTTTTCATTAAACATGGTGTTTAATGTGTCCATGGAAATCAAACTCGCCACCGCCGAAGAAGATCGCCGCTTAATCGAACGCCTCGGTGGCGCGTCGAAGGTGGCCGAGATGCTGGGTTACGCCAAAGAGAAAGGCGGGGTTCAGCGCGTTCACAACTGGAAAGAGCGCGGCATCCCGCCGGCGGTGAAGCTGACTCGTCCCGACCTTTTCCTTCGGTCGTTGTCGGAAGAGGCTGCTTGATCGTGCTCACGTCCACTGAACTTAAAGAGATTCGCGCCGTGCTATGCGAAATGGCGGCGCGAGGCTGCATCGGCGCGCAAATGGATCGAGCCAAGAGGGAGCTGATCGACCAGTTTCTTGCGTTGAAAGCGGCGACAGCGAAGCCAGCAGCAAAAGCGAAGTGATCGACGAAGGTCCTTCGGCCGGGTTCACCCGATCTTCTGAAGGACTACTAAGCCGCCGCCCCTGCGGACCGAGGTTTCCGTTTTTCATTTTTGTTTTACCCCGTGTTGTTTTTGTTGTTGACCGAAATATATCCGTGTCAGCCCTTAGACAAAACGTTCGATTGGAGCCGTAGTGAACATTACCGATGCAGCGTATGCAGTAGTCCACGATTACCCGGGCGGTTCCGAGTCCCTTGCGCCACGAGTAGGGATGTCGTCGGCGATGTTGCGGAACAAGGTCAACCCGAACAACACGACTCATCACCTGACGCTTGCCGAAGCGCTGCGTATGTCCCAAATCACCGGTGATGTCCGCATCGCCGAGGCGATTGCCAACGAGCTCGGTTACACGATGGTTAAGACGCCTCGCGTCGAGGACTGCTGCGACGCCGCCATCGTCGAATTAATGGGCGAGGCGTGGAGCACGCACGGCGATGTTGGCAAAGAGATCTGCAAGACGCTCGAGGACGGCCGCGTTGAATTGAAAGAGGTTGATCGCGTCGAGTCCCGAATTTTCAAGCACGCCCAAGTGCTTTTCAACATCGCTGCGCGCTTGCGTGGCATGGCGGAGTGATTATGCCAGCCGCCATTCCTGTCATCGATCGCCAGGCGCTCGATCTTCTATGCCGCGGGCGTTTCTTCCTCGGCCCAATTGCTCGCGCGGTTATCAGAGAGGTTATGCGCGCCGACCCTGAACCTGTCGTGTGCGGATCGTGTGGCGCGCGAAAGTCTCCCGACGGCACGCTGCCGTGCGGTCACTGAGGAAACAATGAGAACAGCCCAAACCCAACTTGCTGCGTACGACGCGCTCACCTTGCCGAAGATCTCGGCCAGTCAGCAGATAGTGCTTGACCTGTTCGCGGGCCATGCCATCACGCTCACGCGCCAGGAGATAGCCACCCGCGCGCAACTGCCGCTCGCCAGCGTGTGCGGCCGGGTGCGCGAGCTGCTCGATGCCGAAGTGCTCGTGATTCGCGGTTCGCGCAAATGCATCGCGACGGGGCAGAGCAATCAGACGGTCGGCTTGCCGGTCGATGCGGCGATGACAGTCTGAGATGGGGCTTGCGCACGTCATTCACATGCCGGAGCACCGCGGCGCGCAGCTTGAGGACGGCTACATGCGTGTTGCGAACGAGCTCGGGCGCGCGATCACCTTCGCGCGCCTTACCAGCTATCAGCGCTGCATCCTCGATGTCGTCATGCGTCAGACCTACGGTTTCAACAAGCTGGTGGACGACATTGCGCGCACTCAGTTTGCCGACGAGACCGGTATCGACCCGTCTGACGTGCGTCGCACGATCAACGAGCTGGTGGAGATGAACGTCATCACCCGCACCGATGGACGCTACGCCCGTTCGTACAGCATCAACAAGCGTTATGCGACGTGGGCTATTCCTGAGTCACGCCGGTACGTGCACAAACTGGCTAAGCAGGAGGGGAATCCCCTCCTATCAGGGGGGGAATCACCCGAATTTGAGGGGGGGAATCACCCCGTTACAGGAGGGGAATCCCCCCCTACAAAAGACAACTCCAAAAAACATAACCAAAAGACAACTCCAAAAGAAACCCTTTCGGTCTCGCTTCGCGAAACCTTCGAGATTTTTTGGGAGAAGTATCCGAAGAAAAGATCACGATCAACTGCCGAAAAGGCGTTTGCCAAGCTGAACCCGAACGAGCAACTCCTAAGCGACCTGATGACAGGACTGGGGCGGGCCGTGACTTCGGAGCAGTGGAGCAATCCAAAATTCATCCCCCATGCTGCCTCTTGGCTGAGCGCTGGCGGATGGATGGACGTGATCCAGACCACCTACACGGACGCCGAACTGGCCGTGATCCGAGCCTTCAACGAGGCACTCGGGGAGCGTATCGGCGCCGTGGACGAAGCGGTCTTTGTCGAAGCGCGCGCTGGCGCAATACGCGCTTTCGTCGCTCACCTGAAAAACGACGCCGACGTGTGGAAGCGGTATTTCCCGGCTGTGCGCGAAAAGGTCGACCTGCCGCCGCATGCCGGGTTCGATTATCTGATCAGCCCGAAAGGGTTTGGCGATGTGAAGGGCCGCATGGCGGTACCGCGCAACGCCGACGGCACGAAGGCGGCCGGCGAGTGGCATACCACTGCCAGCGGTATCAAGGCGAAAGCGAAATCCATGGGCATTGCATTCAGCGACGACGAGCCGGTTCCGGCGATCGCCGTGCGCGTGCGCGCCGCAATCGCAAAGTCGGAGGGCGCATGAACACCTGTCGCACATGCCAGCACGCCAACACGAAACCCGGCCATACAGCGATTTACAGCCGAGGTTTTCGCAATTGCGCGCACCTGCCGACGTACCAGTACGTCTCGGGAAGCGCCGAGTGTCGTCTCAATCCGCCGAAATGGGAACAGAAGAAATGACCAAGCGAGCACCTTGGCCGATGGTGGTTTCACCCGGCACGAAGAACGTCGGTACGGCAACTATCCGCGAGGAATTCAATCTCGCCATGCCCACCGCGCAGCGCCTGCTGTACCAGAAGACCGGCGTGCCGCCGCAATCGACCGCACTCGACGATCCGACTGACCCATTCGACCCGTCACTGATCCGCCAGAATTCCGCGATGCTCGGTGCGAAGAAGCCGCCGAAATATCGCAACACCAAGTGCGAACACCAGGGCATCAAGTTCGACAGCGAGAAAGAGCGGTCGCACTGGTTCTTTCTGATCCAGCAGCAGGCGGCGGGACTCATTCGCGATCTGCAACTGCAAGTCCCGTTCGTTCTGACCGAGCGCAAGCAGCGCGATGACGGGAAATGGGAGCGCGCTTCGAAGTACGTCGCCGACTTCACCTATCTGCGCGACGGCAAGTTGGTGGTCGAGGACGTCAAGTCCGAAATCACTCGGAAGAACCGGACGTACATCCAGAAGCGAAAGCTGATGCTTGTGAAGCACGACATCACGGTGAAGGAGATTTGAAATGCCGAAATGGACTGAAGAGGAAAACCTGATCTTGGTGGAAATATTCGGTTCGCCGGAGACATTTGACGAGCAAGCGTACAAATTGCCCAGCAAGACCATTGAGAACATCCAGCAAACTGGCCGGATCCGCGGGCTGAAAAAAGTAATGCCGCTGCCCGCGCCCGAGCAGATCAGGGCGCTAATGGCTGATGGTGTGTGCCGCACCACGCGCGAAATCTTTGAGCAATCTGGCCTGACGCTGGGATGTACGAGGGACGTTTTGCGCTTGTTCCGAAAATCGCGCGATATTCATGTCGTCGATTGGGCGTGCAGGCCAACTGCACCTATTTTTGCGTGGGGCGCGGGCGAGGACGCAGCACGACCAGAGCCGACGACGATGCAGGCTTATCGCAACCGGCGCCGCGCCGCGATCGCGCTCGAGAAAGAAGGCTTCGACGAGATTGCCGATGAGGTTCTTGATGCGCAATTCAAGAGCAAGGCTGAATGGTGGCCGCGTGCTGATCCAGTAGTGATCGCTTCCATCAACGCGATGGTGCATTCCGGGCGGGCGCAGGCATGAAGCTTTATCTCGCGGGCCCGATGACGGGCTATCCGGAATTCAACTTTCCCGCGTTCGCCGCGGAGTCGGCTCGGCTGCGCGCGCTCGGATTCGAGGTCGTTAATCCGGCCGAGCTCAACGTGGGCGGTGATGGCGATTGGCTAACCTGCATGCGCACCGACATTCGCGAGCTGGTGACGTGCGAAGGCATCGCGCTGTTGCAAGGATGGGAAAAATCGAAAGGCGCGCGCATCGAAGAGGGCATAGCGCGGCAGCTCGGATTCTGCGTGTACAAATCGGCTCACGTCATCGACCTGATCGCGGGCATGGTCGTGCTGTCGGATAAAGCGCTGATCGAATTGATAGAGGCAGCATGACGTTCGCTCGCAAACCCGGCTCGCCATTCAGCAGCTTCGCCACCCCGAAGACGCGCATGAAGCGCACGGAGATGAAAAAACGCGCGAAGCGAAAGCCGACTGTCGCTGAAGGCTTGAAGTACATCGATGCGTGCCGAGGCGAGGAGTGCTATCTCCGCGTTCCCGGCGTATGCGTCAGTCGTGGTTGGTCGCACGACTCGGTTGTCGATTGCCATTCGAACCAATCGCGTCACGGCAAGGCCGGCGGTCGCCGAGCCGACAACATTTACACCGTGCCTGGTTGCGGCCCGTGTCACGCGTGGATTGACCAGAACCGCGTCGGCGCGCTGAAGCAGGCGAAATTCGACGTGTGGGATGCGGCTTATGAGGAATGGCGTTTCGTACGGGCCAAGAAAATGGGAATGGTTGAGGAGGTCGAATGCACGGAATCAAATTAGAGGTCAGCGTAATACTGCCGAGTCCAGTCTACCGGCATCGGTCGCGGTTTCTTTGGAACCTGAAACAAAGCGGACGACAGGCAATGTTTCAAATCTCGCCGTCGAAGCTGATCGGTCCGGTCCGCTACCCGGGACGCGATCAACCTGCCGAGATTTGGGCCGTCGCGCAACTGCCCGATCGGTACATCGATTTCGCGCCTGCGCTCACGAAGCTGCCGGACGGCAACTACCGTTTCAATGTTGTCGTGAACCACAACCGAACCACGCTGCGTCCGATTCTGGATAGCGGCGCGCTCGAAACCGGATCAATGGAGGTGGTGCTGTGAGTGAGATCAAGGTCAATACTCGTACGTCGAACACGACGACCCACTACGCAGTGGTTACAGATCGCGAGTTAGAGCGGTTGATTGCTGAGCACGTCGCGGCGGCAGCCGGCGTCAGTCTCGACGGCGATGGCGTTCGATTTCAGTGCCACGTTCGGACGTCGATGGGAAGCAGCAGCATGGAATCGAAGGCAGAAGTGACGATCACCGTCGACCATAATCAACAGCCGCGAGTCGCCGAGGTGGAATCGTGAGGTGCAAGGAAAACGATCTGGCGATCGTGATTCGCGCCGACGGCGCTCCTGCAGCGGTTGGGCGAACCGTGCTCGTTGTAGAGAGATCCCCCGACGTAGACGGCCTGCCCGCGTGGACCATTCAATTTCAAGGCGCGGCCATAGTGCTGAGCAAAGAGACGGGTGCGCAGACCCTCGGATGCGACGCGGACTGTCCTGACGCGTGGTTGATGCCGATTTGTGGTGGGCCGATAGAAGACGAAACGCCCATCGAAACCAACATCCCGGAAGCGCTGCGTCTCGCGCTCGCAATCGAATCGCGGTGGCGCGCATGAGCGCCTACTGCTACATCCAACTGAGCGACGTTCCGCCCGACCTAATGAAGTCGATTCGCCGGCGTGTCGATGATGTCTCGGGTGAGAGTTTGGTCGCGTTCGATGATTCGCCTTTGGTTGGCCTATTAGGCGAAGGCGATGAGGAAATCGAAATCGAGTATCCATTCCCGCGCGACACAATCCGAAACGACTTGGTTTCGTGGCTGATGCGCTGGGGAATCTGCTTTCGGGTGGTGATGTAACGCCGTCGCGCTGTCACTGTATAGAACAGAATCACGAATATCAAAGGACGAACATGGATACGCTCAAGCACGAAGGGATTTTCAAGAGCGCGCACGAGGCAGTCGTGTTCGCGTGCAACTATGCCTCCCAACAATACGCCATGTCTCCGATGGCGAAACTTCTGCAGCGCGGATCGACAGGTAGCGGGCGCGGACTAGTGGGGCTTGACGGCGCGGCTCAGTCCGGAATGGTGCTCGCCGAGCTCGGCAACATCGACTATGTGCACATGCTTGTCCTGGTTGCGCGCTGCGCACCACGCAAAGAGCGTTGCGAATGCAAACACATTTGCTGTAGCGGATGGAAGCCGAACCCTTTGTACCGTGATGCTGTTAGCCAATTGACCGACATGGTTGTCCCGGCACTTGGCGGTGTCTTCACGCTGCGTCGGTTCCGGCTTGCCGTAATCGAGAAGTACTTCGGTGAGAAGATCAAGGTGAAGGATGTCGCCGCGGATCTGAATATCCCGCCGCGCACTGCCGAGCGCCACGCCTCCATCATCAAGGCATATCTCAGGGACACGGAGAAAACCGGCTGGACGGAATGGTATGGGCATCTCGACGGTGCCGGCATGTTGGTTTCCGAAAACGCTTGACTGGCGGAAAACACCGCCATAAACTCCGTTTCCATATACCGTACCCTTGGTGCGAACGAAGCCCGCTAGCGAAAGCCAGCGGGCTTTTTTGTTACCCGGCGGTCTTGATCGTCGCGGCGATGGTGTTCATTAGCGCGGCAACATACGCACCATCTACCTCGCCATTCGACTTCGCCGCGGCTGCATCGCCCATCGGAACGCCAGTGAGTTTCAGACTGCCGGCTTGCGCAGCGGCAGCGACAACTTGCGCAGCAAGTTCCATCGATTTGTAGTGTGTCAGGCTAGACATTCCCAGTTCCTTTTCTTGTGTGCCGGCCCATCCGGCGCAATGATTCTACAGCGGGTGCAATACATCCGGCTTTCCCATGGGAGCACGGGCATGGCACAGCAGATCAAGTTGAGTGTGACGATCGCATGGTGGCTAAAGCCATACCTGCTCGTGCTCGCATTCTTCTGCGTGGTAACACGCAACGCGCCTGACCAAGCAAAGCTTGAGGCCCTGATCAAGCGTGCATTGCACGTGGTCGTCGAATGAGTCGCAAGCTCGCCACGCTCAAGCCTCGTGTCCAGGCAGTCAACACCAACCGCGTGCCAATGCTCGAAGCTAAGGCAGGCACGACGCCACGCATACGCGGGCGCAAGTGGGTTGAGACGCGCCAGCGCATTGCGGTGTCGCAGAAGTTCATCTGTCGCGGTTGTGGCTGCGTGTGGTTGCCGTGGCGCGATCAGGTCGACCACGATGTGCCGTTGGAGCAGGGCGGCAGCAACGATGACAGCAACCTGAATCTGCTCTGTAACGACTGCCACGCCACCAAGACAGCGGGCGAAGCGGCGGCGCGTGCTGGTCGATGAGAGCAGCACCAGCGCCTTGCTAGCGGCCTCGCTGAGGCTGTGCGGCGACGGGCAAGGGGTAGGGGGATGCGAATCTCTCTCATTTACACGAGCCGGAAACCGACAGTTCTCTCACGCGCAGAATTTTTCCCCTTTTGAGGTTTTTGTTAATGGCTTTAACAGCTAAGAAGAGGCTATTTGCCGATGCTGTTATAGCTGGGAGAGCCAACAAGGACGCGGCGATCGCGGCAGGCTACAGTGCCGCCACTGCATCGGCGGCCGGCTCACGGCTTGTTAAAGACAAGGACGTGGCGCTGTATCTCGCGGCGCATCGCATCCAACAGGAATCGAAGTCGAAACCAGCAGCCTCGAAACCGGGCGCGGCTCCGAACCCGATCGACTTTGACCTGGAGTCAATGACGACCTTCACAGATCCGAAGGCGTTCTTGATCGCGGCTATGAACGATGGTCGCACTGAACCGAAGCTGCGAGTCGACGCCGCGAAGGCGCTTATGCCATTCGTGCACGCCAAGGTCGGCGAGGCTGGCAAGAAGGACGCAAAGGCAGACGCGGCGAAGAAGGCTGGCGCGGGCAAGTTCGCGTCTGCGGCGCCTCCCAAACTGGTGGTGAACAACCGGAAGTGATCGGATGGAATGGAAAACAAGCTGCGTCGATTGGCCGGAACGGCTCAAGCGCGGCGAATCCATCATTCCGCCGCCGATCTTTCCGGAGCAGGCCGAACAAGCTTTGGCCGTTTTCAGGCAGCTCAAGATTGTCGATGCGCCCGGTAGCCCGACGTTCGGTGAATCGTGCGCCGAGTGGGTGTTCGAACTCGTGGCGTCGATCTTCGGTGCATACGACGCGGAGAGCGGGCGGCGGCTGATAACCGAGTGGTTCATCTGTCTGCCGAAGAAGAATTCGAAGTCCACGATCGCGGCCGGCATCATGATGACAGCGGTCATCCTGAACTGGCGGCAGTCTGCCGAGTTTGCGATTCTGGCGCCGACGATCGAGGTCGCGGGAAACAGTTTCAGTCCGAGCCGGGACATGGTGAAGCACGATGGGGATCTGGACGAGCTGCTGCAGGTCCAGACGCACATCAAAACCATCACCCATCGAAACAGCGGTGCGACGCTGAAGGTGGTCGCAGCCGATTCGAATACCGTCGGCGGCAAGAAGAGCGTCGGCACGCTGGTTGATGAGCTTTGGTTATTCGGCAAACAGCCAGGCGCGGAAAACATGTTGCGTGAGGCGATCGGCGGCCTTGCGTCGCGACCCGAAGGCTTCGTTATTTATCTGACGACGCAATCGGACGATCCGCCGGCGGGTGTTTTCCGCCAGAAGCTTCAGTACGCACGAGACGTGCGAGACGGAAAGATCTTAGACCCGTGTTTTGTCCCGGTGATCTTTGAGCATCCGCCGGAGATGGTGAAGGCGAAGGAGCATCTCAAGGTCGAAAACCTTGCGATGGTCAACCCGAATCTCGGTTATTCCGTCGATCGCGCGTTCCTCGAGCGCGAGTTCATGAAGGCGCAGCTCGAAGGAGAAGCGTCGTTCCGAGGCTTTCTCGCCAAGCACGGCAATGTAGAGATCGGCATCAATTTGCGATCCGATCGATGGGCCGGCGCGGAATTCTGGGAAGCGGCAGCGTTGGCGCCGAAGCTGACGCTCGCAGAATTGATCGAGCGGTCCGAAGTGATAGATGTCGGGATTGACGGCGGCGGCCTGGATGACTTGCTTGGCCTGGCGGTGGTTGGTCGCGAGAAGGTGACGCGGCGCTGGTTGCTATGGACGCATGCGTGGGCGCACCCGTCCGTATTCGAGCGCCGGAAAGAAGTTGCATCGGCGCTGCGCGACTTCGAGAAAGAGGGCGATCTGACCGTTGTCGACCAGATTGGCGACGACGTGCGTGATGTTGCCGACATTGTTGCGACTATCCATGACGCCGGCCTGCTCGACAAGGTCGGTGCGGATCCGGCCGGCATTGGTGGCGTGCTCGACGCGTTGGTTGAGGCGAACGTGCCAGAAGACAAGGTGATTGGCATTTCGCAGGGCTGGAAGTTATCCGGCGCGATTAAAACGACCGAGCGCAAGCTCGCAGAGGGCGTATTAGTTCACGGCGGGCAGCAGATGATGGCGTGGTGCGTCGGCAATGCGCGCGTCGTCCCTGTAGGCAACGCCGTGAATATCACGAAACAGGTCAGCGGCACAGCGAAAATCGACCCGCTGATGGCTGCGTTCGACGCCATAACGTTGATGAGCCTGAACCCGCAATGCGGCCTGGTAATCGGCGACGACTACGAACTCATGACGGTATGAACGCACACATTTTCAACATCTGCCTGCTCGTCGGCTGGCTGCTCACGCTCGCCGGCGGCGTTTACATGAATGTCGGCGCCGGGCTGGTAGGCGGTGGCGTCCTGCTGCTGGTGGTCGTGTTCGCGGTCGCAAGAATGGCCGGGGTATACATGCCGGCGGCCAAAACCGACGAGGACACCGACTGATGTTTATTTCGCGCATCAAGGCGGATAGCGGCGACCGCTCGCCATATGGCGACTTCTGGTTCGAGCCGGTATCGACGCGCTCGGCATCGGGCGCGCGCGTCTCGCCTGATCGCGCCCTGCAATTGCCGGTGGTGTTCGCCTGCGTGCGCGTTCTCGCTGAGTCGTTCGGCGTGCTGCCAATGCGTCTTTATCGCATCAATGGCAAAAAGAAAACGCCTGTCACGAAACACTGGCTGATTGATCTGCTGTGCAAACGGCCGAACAAGTGGCAAACGCCATTCGAATGGCGCGAGATGATGCAGGGGCACCTTGCGCTGCGGGGAAATGCCTACAACCAGATGCTCACGGATCGCCGCGGCAACATCACGGACCTGGTTCCGCTGCACCCCGATCGCATCAAGATTGAGTTGCTGAACAGCGGCGGCGATTTCAACTACCGGTACCGGTACACGGATCGCTTTGGGCATGAGCAGATTTTCGCGCGCGAAGAGTTGTGGCATATCCGCGGGCTGTCGAGCGACGGTATCGCCGGCATGAGCCCCATCGAGCTGGCGCGCGAGTCGGTCGGCCTCGGGTTGGCTGCGCAGGAATACGGCGCGCGCTTCTTCCAGAATGACGCGAAACCAGGCGGCGGTTGGATCGAGTTCCCCGGCAACTTCAAGGATAAGTCCGCCCGCGACACGTTCCGCGAGTCGTTCCAAGCAGCGCAAACCGGCCTGAATCGCGGCAAGGTAGCCGTGCTCGAGTACGGCATGAAGTTTCACGAGCTCGGCCTGACTAATAAGGATAGCCAGTTCCTCGAGGCACGGCAGTTTCAGGTGGGCGACATTGCGCGCATGTTCCGCATCCCGCCGCACCTGGTGGGCGACTTGAGCAAGGCCACGTTCAGCAACATCGAGCAGCAGTCGCTCGATTTCGTGATCTACACCATGACGCCGTGGGCCGAGCGGTGGGAGTCGTCGATCGAAACGAACCTGCTGCTGTCAGATGATGGCGACATCGAGGTCGAGCACGACTTCGCCGGTCTGCTACGTGGCGACCAAGCGGCGCGTGCGCTGTATTACCACAACGGCATTCTTGATGGCTGGCTGGTGCGAAACGAGGCACGTGCCAGCGAGAATATGGAGCCGATTGAAGGGCTCGACGAGCCGTTGATGCCGCTGAACATGGTCCCGATAAGCGACGCAAACGCACAAAATCCGTCGCAACAGATACCGCAACAGCCCGAGCCGAAGCCGAACCAAAGCGAGAACGACCAATGAGAAACGAACGATTTATCGCATGGTGTCTCGCCACGCCATGGGCACTTATGCCCGAGCGCATCGCGGCCTACGCATCCGTGTTGGCTCGCCGTGAAGGTGGGATTCGTGCCGACATCGAGGATGAATCGGCACAAGGCGTATCCGCCGGGCCTCGTGGGCGCGGCAATGCGCGCTCGGGCGCAATCTCGGTTATCCCTGTGTTTGGCACGATAGTGCAACACGCGAGCCAGATCGACATTTGCGAGGGCGGCACGAGCACGCAGCAGATCAGTGCCGCCCTCAGCGATGCGGAGGCGGACGATACGGTTGCGCAGCACTTGCTCCACATCGACAGCCCCGGCGGATCGGTGTACGGCGTGCAGGAACTGGCGGCCCAGATCATGCAGGCCAAAAAGCCGGTCATTGCCGTGGCGAACAGCCTCGCCGCGAGCGCTGCGTACTGGATTGGCTGCGCGGCGACCGAGTTCTATGTGACGCCGGGCGGTGAGGTTGGATCGATCGGCGTGTGGATGGCGCATCAGGACTGGAGCAAGGCGTTGGCTGATGCCGGCGTCAATACAAAGCTGATTTCCGCCGGCAAATTCAAGGTCGAGGGCAATCCCTATCAACCCCTCGGTGAGGATGCCGAAAGCTTCATGCAGTCGCGCGTTGACGACTATTACGCTGCGTTCTCGAAAGGCGTCGCGAAGGGCCGCAAGGTCGGTATCGATCAGGTGCGCAACGGCATGGGCCAAGGTCGCGTGCTCGGCGCCGATCAGGCTCTGGCCGAAAACATGGTCGACGGCATTGCGACGTTCGATGACGTTGTCGCGAAAATGCAGCGCGGCATCAAGTCTTCGAAGCCTCCTGCTGCAAGTCGTCTTGCCCGCGCTCAGCGCGAGATTTCAATTATGGGCTAGTGCCAGCCCGAACACGTCACACAGGCGTGCGGCCGTAGGGCCGAGCCGGCACAACCGCAAAATCCGACCCGCATCAGCGGGTTTAATTATTTCTGGAGCCCAGAAAACATGTCCAAGCAACTCCGCGAGCTGCAAGCCCGCAAAGCAAAGCAAGTTACCGCCATGCGCGCGATCACCGACAAGGCAGCGTCGGAGAATCGCGACCTGTCGGACGATGAGGTCGCCGCATTCGATGCCGAACGCGTCGCACTCGAGCGCACCAACGCCGCGATTCAGCGTGAAGAAGCGCTGATCGAGGCTGAGCGCTCAAGCGGCATCGCGGTCGCCGAAGGCGCTCGCATCGTGGTATCGGAAAACATCGAGAACGACACCCGCCGCGGCTTTCAATCGTTTGGTGAGTTCGCGATGGCCGTGCGCGCCGGCAGCCAGCGCAACGGCAGCGTCGACCAGCGCCTGGTGATCGGCGCTGCGGCGCCGGGCTCCGGCACGTTTGCCAACGAGGCGTCTGGCACGGATGGCGGCTTCCTGATTCCGCCGGCATTCTCCACCGACATTTTCACGCTCTCGCTCGCGGACGATGCACTCCTGCCGATGACCGACAACATCGAAGTCGGCGGCAACGGCATGACGTTCCCGAAAGACGAAACCACGCCGTGGGGCACGGATGGCGTCCGCGCTTATTGGCAAGCCGAAGCATCGGTCGCGAACGCGACGAAGCCGAAGCTCGGCGTCTCCACGCTGCGCCTGCACAAGCTGATGGCGCTCATGCCGGTGACCGATGAATTGCTGGCGGACGCGAACGCATTGGAATCGTATCTTCCAGGCCTCGCAGCGCGATCGATTCGGTGGAAGACGAATGAGTCGATTCTGTTCGGTACCGGCGCGGGCCAGCCGGAGGGCGCGTTCAACGGCCAGGCGGCCGTGGTGCAACCCAAGGACGCGGGCCAAGCGACCAAAACCGTGTCGATCGGCAATGTGACGAACATGATTGCGCGGCTCGCGCCGGGAAGTTTCCCGAAGGCGGTATGGCTCATCACGCCGGACGCGTTGCCGTCGCTGTTCAGCATGCAGTTGGGAAACTATCCGGTCTATCTGCCGATCTCGCAGGGCGCGCAGGGTTCGCCGTACGGAACGCTGATGGGGCGCCCGATCATGGTCAGTCAGCATGCGCCGGCGTTCAGTGCGCAAGGCGACATTAGTCTGATCGACCTGTCGTATTACCGCACGATCACGAAGTCGGGCGGCATCCAGACGGCAACGTCGATGCATCTCTACTTCGATGCCGATGCAACCGCTTTCCGCGCGATCTTCCGCGTGGATGGCCAGCCGAAGATCGTCAATCCAATCCAACAGGCAAAGGGCGCGAACACGCTCTCGCCATTCCTTCAGCTCGCTGCGCGCTGATCCACCTGGCCGGCGGCGAAACAGCCGTCGGCACGTTCTCTCGAGTCTTTTGAGGAAAAAACCATGATTCCGAATGTCAAAGCCTCCGAACAGGTGGCAATCCTTGGTGCTGTCGGCCCGTCGAGCCAAGCCGCCGGCGCATTGGCCACCGCGTGGGTGTCCGCTGCGAATTTCAACAAGTTTCTCGGTCTGATCCAGACCGGCGTGATGGGCGCTGCCGCGACCGTGGATGCAAAGTTTCAGCAGGCCAAGGACGCGGCCGGCACCGGCGCGAAGGACGTTGCCGGCGCGGCCATTGTGCAGATCTTGAAGGCAGCCGGCGACAACGTGCAGGCGGAGCTGAACCTCGATCCGCAGCAACTCGACGTCGAAGGCGGCTTTTCCTTCATCGCTCTGTCGGTGACGGTCGGTACGGCCGCGAGTTTGACCGCGGCGACGCTGTTCGGCTTCACTCCGCGCTTTGCGCCGGCATCGGCAGCGAACGCCGCATCCGTGGTTCAGGTCGCAGGCTAATCGAGCATCACTGACCAGGAGAGGGCGGCTCGTCCGCCCTTTTTTAATGCCCCTGCAACTCATTACGCCGCCGACCGTCGAGCCGCTCAGCCTCCCCGAGGCGAAGCTGCATCTGCGCGTCGACATCGATGACGACGACCTGCTGATCGGTGCACTTGCGTCGGCTGCGCGCGACTATGCTGAAGGCGAGACGCGCAAACAGATGGTATCGGCGCGCTGGAAGCAGATTCTTGACAGCTTTCCCGGCCCGTCGATGATCGGCATTCCCTACGGCAGGGCGTACACGCTGCCGGGGCATGCGATCTATCTGCAGCGCGCGCCGGTGATCCGTGTCGTGTCGATTCAGTATCTCGACATGGCCGGTGTTATCCAGACGATGCCGGAGACCGATTACACGGTCGATTATTCATCCGAGCCCGTGCGCATCACGCCGGTATTCGGGCAGATCTGGCCGATTCCGCTGCCACAGATCGGCGCGGTGTGGGTCAATTTCGACGCTGGCTATGCGGCGCCGATCGCGGCCGACACTGCAGCGGGGACCATCGCCGTGAAGGGGTGGATTCCGCTGAGCGTTGGCGATGCCGTGCGGCTGTCGAATGGCGGGGGCGCACTGCCCGCTCCGTTGGTGGGCAACACCGACTATTTCGTGCAAGCCGTAACGTCGGATGGCATCTACGCGCTCTCGGCGACGCTCGGCGGTCCCGCGATCCAGCTCACGAGCGGTGGCACTGGACAGAGTTTCGTGGGCACCGTGCCTGAAGGCCTTAAGGCCTGGCTAAAGATCCGACTTTCGACGCTGTATGAGAACCGCGAGGAAGTCGCGATCATGAATCGCGGCATGGTCCAGCCGCTGCCGTACGTCGATCGCCTGCTCGACGTGTACAAGACGTACGAGTTCTGACATGGCCGGCATCAATAGCTATCTCGTCCGGAGCGGCAATTTCCGGCACCGACTCACGTTCCAGACCAAATCGAAGGAGCAGGACGAACTCGGCGAACCGATCAACGCGTGGGTCGATGCATTCAAATGTTGGGGCGAGGTCGCACCGATGTCAGGCCGCGAGCTGATCGCTGCGGCGGCTGTCCAGTCGGAGGTGACGCACACGATTTCGGTGCGCTACCGGCCGGAGCTTCAAAACCCGAAGGACGTCGCCGCAATGCGCGTGCTGTTTGGCGCGCGCGTGTTCGACATCAATGCTTCGATGAATCAGGACGAGCGCAATCGCCTCGTAATGCTTCAGGCGAAGGAGGGCATCAACAATGGCTAACTCCGCAGAGGCCATTGTCTCCGCTGCGCTCAAAGCGCTCGTGTCCAATGGAGACGGCACCTTTCGCTGCTATCCGGACGTCGCGCCCGCTGGCGCGCTGCGCCCCTACATCACTTATCAGGCTGTCGGCGGCCAGTCGCCTAACTACCTAAGCAACACCGTCGACCTGCAGAACGCCCGCATGCAGGTGAACGTGTGGGCAGATACGCGTGGCGTGGCGACGAATCTGATGCAAAGCGCGATTGCGGCCCTTACCGGCGCGCCGATCAGGGCAACCAACATTGGCGCACCGGTCAGCACATATGAACCGGACACGAAGCTTTATGGATCACGCGAGGACTTCTCGATCTGGTTCTATCCGTAATACCGCCGCACGCGACTCCCTTTTGTTTTCACCACCGACCCGCCCTGAGCGGGTTTCCTATTTGTGAGGTTTGAAATGACATCAACTGCAATTTCCGCTCAGGGATCGACCCTTGCCGTATCCGGCGGGGCTGGTGCCGCAAAGGCTATTACGGGAATCGCGCTCGGCTTCCCGACCATCGTTGCTTCTGCCGCGCACGGCTTCGCCAACGGCGACATCGTGACGCTAGCTGCGTTGACCGGCAACACCACGCTGAACGGTGTTACCACGGTGGTCAAGAACGTGACTGCCGGCTCCTATGCGGTGGACGTCGATACGACCGGCGGTGCCGCGTACGTGAACGGCGGGACCGCAACGCCCGTCGCATGGACTCCGATCGGGAACATCACGACCTTCAAAGGTTTCGATGGCCAGGCGAACGAAATCGACAAGACGAACATGTCGAGCGTCGCTAAGGAATTCATGCTGGGCCTGCAAGACTTCGGTCACTTCACGTTCGACGTCGACAAGGACTTTGCCGATGCTGGACAGACCGCTTGTGATGCCGCGAAACGCGCCGGCACGCTCAAGCAATTCAAGCTCACGGTGCCGAACGGCAAGACTGCGACGTTCAGCGCCTACGTGAAGAACAGCCCGCTCGATGGCGGCGTCGATCAGATCCTGAAAACGACGGGCGTGTCCCTCCGTATCACCGGCGACGTGGTCTACGCGTAATCCGCGACTGCGTTAAACCTGCCACCAACCAACTGGAAATAACGTGCCCATTCTCACAAAAGATACGAAAGCAGCCATCCTTGGCGCTGTTCACCTCAAGACCGAATCTGTCGACGTTCCCGAGTGGGGTGACGGCGTATCCGTGCTCGTCTCGGAAATGTCTGGACTGGCGCGCGACGCGTTCTTCGTGAAGAAGGAGGCGGGCAAGGTGCCAGTCAGCGAATCGCAAGCCGATCTGCTGCTCGCCACGGTCGTCGACGAGTCCGGAGCGCTCGTACTGGATGCGACGGACATCGCTTCCCTGCGCACCCAGGGCGCCATAGCGATGGACCGCATTGCGGCGGTTGCCGTGCGTCTCAATGGTATGGGCCCGGCCGCAGTGGAGGACGCAGTAAAAAACTCCGCAGCCGCCCCGAGCGGCGATTCTGGCTCCGACTCAGCATCGACTTTGGCGTCCCAGTAAGGGAACTGCAGCAGCGGATCACCAGCGCAGATTTCGTCGACTACATGGCGTCCTACGAGCTAGACCGGCGCGGGTCGCATTACGACGACCTCCGCGCCGGCACGATCGCATCGATGCTGGCGAACGTAAACCGCAACTCGAAGGTTAAGTCTGAGTCATGGGGTCCGCTGGACTTCATGACGTGGAACGAGTTGCACGAGGTGGAGGCCGAGGAAGCGAAGCCTGTGCTGCTGGACGATCCCAACGCACAGTCCAACCTCCTGATGTCAATGATGTTCCCGGCGCGCAATGGCTAAAAACTTCAGTGTCGAAAACATGCAGGCAATGACGGGTGTGCTGCGCGCGCTAGATAACGTCGCGAGCGAGCCCGTTCTGCGGCAGGCGGCAGTCGCGGGCGCGCGCGTGATCTATGCCGAGGTGAAGCTGCGAGCACCGGTCGGCGATGTCACGTATGAGCGCGGGGGAGCGACCCATATGCCCGGCACGCTGCGCGACTCGATCCTCATTGCCTACGATAAGGAGGTATCGGTCGCGGGCAAGTTGGCTTCGTACATCGTGACATGGAGCAAGGAAGCGTTTTACGGCCGATTTCTCGAATTCGGAAAGTCGAATACGGCCGCAACACCGTTCCTGCGGCCCGGGTACGAGGCAAAAAAACAAGATGCGGCGGACGCTGTTGATGCCGTCATTCAAACCAAAGTGGCGGAATTGACGAATGTCTAACGAGACAGTTGTTCGCGTCAGCGTAGACGCCACCGGATACGAGGCTGGCGTTGAGCGGGCGCGCCGCAGCGCCGATGCTTTCGCGGCCTCGCAAGAGGATCTCGCGCGCCGCACCCAGACCTCGCAGGCCGCTGTTGTCGAGGCGACAGCGAACGGCAGCACCGCGTCGGTACGCTCCATCAATGCCCTTGTTCAGCAAGTGGCGAAGATGTCGGACACGTATGGGATGAGTTCGCGCCAGCTCCTGGCGTATAAGGCATCCGTCATGGGCGTCTCTGATGCGATCGCCCCGTATCTCGAAAAGATGGATGCGATCGATGCCGCCAACGGGCGCGCCACCGCCTCGACATCGGCCCTGGGTGAGAGCACCGGTGCTGCGGCAACTCGTATCGCTGCGATGGTTGAGGCTTCCCTAGAGGCGGCGGCCGCGATCAACAGCTCCACAGTGGCATCGGACCGATATGCCGCGAGCGTCGAGGCGATGGCAGCGTCTGCTTCGGTCGTGGAAAAAGCAAATGCCGGAATTGCATCTTCTGCGGTGGCCGCAGCAACGGCGCAAGCTGATGCGGCGGTTCAATTCACGGCCGCATCGACCGCGGTGAGCGCTGGCGCGGAGAAGGTTGCTGAATCACTTGGCCGCCAGCTCACAGCGCTCACGGCGACCAAAGCGCAGATGGTCGAGTACGACGCGCAGATGGCGGGTTTCACGGCCGCCGAGACCGAGCAAGTGACCGCGATCGCGAAGGAGATCGATCTGCGCAAACAGCAGATCGCTCTTGGCGAGAAGATGGCCGCGACCTACGCTGTAACCACGACGGCCGCGCATGGCGCAGCGGGTGCAACGTCGGGCGTTACGAACGAGATAGGAGTTCTCGGACGCGAGGCCATGAGCGGCAATTTCTCGCGGCTCGCCGGTTCGTTCACGCGCTTGCTGTCGCTCGCCGGCGCGCTCGATCTGCTGCTCAATCCGCTTTCGTTGTCCGTTGCCGCGGTTGGCTATGCCATGTATACGGTGGCTAGCCAGAACGAGAAAATGAATGAAGCGCTCGTGATGACCGGCGGCTATGCCGGCGTGACGGCAGATCAGCTTCGCAACATGGCGACCGCGGCGACCGCAGGCGGCGCCACGTTCAACACCGCAGCCGAAGCCGTAACTGCTCTCGCGGCTACGGGTAGGCTGACGGGCGATGAAATCGCAAATCTTGGCAAGAGCGCCGCTGATGCCGCGACCTACACGAGCGTGTCGGTTAAGCAGATGGTCGATGACTTCACTAAGCTTGCGGAACAACCGTTGCAAGCTTCCGTCAAGCTCAACGATCAATATCACTATCTGACGGTGGCGACATACGATCAGATTACAGCGCTGGAGAAGCAGGGCGACGCGACCGGCGCCGCGAAGGTGGCCGTCGAGGCATTCTCGTCAGCGATGGATGAGCGCACGAAGGAGATCGCTGCCAACGAGGGCATCATCCTGGCGGGTTGGCGCGACATCAAGGCGATGATTAACGGCGCGATCGAGGCAGTCGGAAGTTTTGGGGCAGCAGCCAGCCCCGAGAAAACCGTGCAGTTTTGGCAGTCGAATAAGCAAACGGCGAACGCAGGCATTGGGCCGGCGTGGACGCCGGAGGATGAGGCGGACCTGCAAAAGGCGATTGCCACTCGCGACGCGACCGTCAAGGCCGCTCAGGACAAGGCCCGGACGGATCGGCAAAATCAAGAGCAGATTGACGCAAAGCACTCGTACGATACGTGGAACTCGCAGTTTGCGACGCCGGCTGAAAAGCGCGCGAAAGAGATCCAGAAGTACATCGACACTATTGCGACACCACTGAATCTCAGCCCCGAGCAGCAGCTTGCGGACGAGGCTCAGATAAATTCGAAGTATCCGGACAAGAGAGCGCCGAAGTCGCCCCGCGCGAAGGCGGTTACCGACGACTCCGGCACGAGGATGTTGCAGCAACTCCGCGATCAAGAGGCGACGCTTGAAGCCCAGTTGTCTACCACGGGTAAATTGACGAGCGCCGAGAGCGCGCTTGCGAAGTTCAATCAGGAAATCAGCGACTGGAAAACCAAGACGCTGACGCCGCAGCAACAAAGCCTGACGAAGGATCAGGATGCGATTCGAGCAGCGTTGCAAACCAACGTCGAGCTCGAGAAACAGGTCAAGTACAAAGAGGCGCTGGCGACGCTAGCGGAACGTTCGGCTCAAATCGATTCGTCGATGGCGAACTACCAGCAGAATCAAACTGATCAGTACGGCCGCGAGCTTGACGCGTTTGGCATGGGCTCGGATGCGCTGAAAAATGCGCAGGCGGTCAAGTCGATATATGCCGAGTATCAGCGCCAACAGGATCAGCTTTCCAAGTCGGCTAAGGACGGCACGATCGATAGTCCGCAATACGCGGCAGACTCCGAAAAAATCAAATCTGGACTCGACCAATCGCTCAAGGATTACGACACTTACTATTCGTCGTTGAAGGCCAAGCAAGCGGACTGGACGAACGGTGCGAGTTCGGCGCTTGCGAACTATATGGACTCAGCAAACAACATGGCAGCACAAACCGAGTCCACGGTGACCAACATGGCGAAGGGCATGGAGGATGCTCTGGTTTCGTTTGCGACGACTGGCAAGCTGAACTTTACGAGCCTTGCCGATAGCATTATTAGCGACATTATCCGGATGCAGGCCCGTGCCGCCATTTCCGGCTTATTTAACTTTGCAATTGGAGCGGTTGGCGGCTACCTCGGAAACACCGGTTCGACATTCGCCGCGAACGCGCAAAGCGGGAACTCTCTGGACAACCTGGTCAGCAACACAGGCGGATGGGGAACGATCCCGGCGCGTGCGAGCGGCGGCCCGGTGAGTGCTGGCACGACGTATCTCGTCGGAGAGAAGGGGCCGGAGTTGTTCAATCCCGGCTCATCGGGAACCATCACGCCGAACCATGCTATTAGCAGCAGCTCTGGCGGTGACATCAGCGTTAATGCGCCCGTTACCGTCCAGGGCGGCGCGAGCTCGGACGCAAACCAGAGCAACGGCGCCGAGCTGCAGAAGAAGATCAAAAGCGCCATTCAGTCAGTTATGCAGGATGAGCGCAAGCAGGGCGGCGTGCTCTGGAAAATGGCGAATGGGAAACTCTGATGGCTGATACGTTCATCTGGGTTCCGACTGTCGCGCAGTTATCTGGCGCGGCGAAGCTTCTCACTCGTAAAGCGCAGTTCGGCGACGGTTATGCGCAGCGAGTTGCCGACGGGATAAATAACCGTTCGTCGTCATTCAACCTGCAATTCGTTGACAACGCGGCGACCATCTCCGCGATTCTTGCTTTCCTCGATGCGCATGCTGGTGCCACGGCGTTCTACTGGACCCCGTTGCTACGTCAGCAATCGCTATTCACTTGTGAGGCGTATTCGGAGCCGGTCAAAGACGGCGCTGTCTACACCATCACAGCGACGTTTGATCAAACCTTCGCACCCTAAAAAATGACTGCACTTCAAAAAATCATCCTCGGCACTCCCCCCGCGGCGGTCGACGGTGATCCCGTGCGCACGGCGAGCACGAAGATTAATGCGAACGTCGATGTGCTGAATGCGCAGGCGATTATGTCTAGCTTCCCTGCGACGCTCACAGCGCAGCAGGCGCTTACGGCCGCGAATCACCTGGGCAAGCGAGTCAATATCAGCTTGGCTGCGGCTGGACAGATCAATTTACCAACGTGCTCTAGCTGTGGTGCGGACGGCGTTATCCTGCTGCGCAACGTGGGAGCAATTACAGTTACGGTAGGTGTTACAGCGGGGTCAGGAGACGGGCTTAACGGGAATTCTGCGCTCGCTCCCGGTGAATCCACCCTAGTAGATACAGACGGTGTGCATACGTGGAATATCGCTATGCGCGGAAGGTCTAGCAGCGGCAACGAGGCTGTACAGGGCAACCTAAGTGTGGGTGGCAATGAAACCGTTAATGGGACTCTCGCTGTAGGCGGACAAGCAACGTTTAATGTACGTCCCCAATTCGCGGGATTTACAGCGTTGGATACAGGTAACACCAAGGTAGGTAAGACGCTAATAAGTACGACGAACATCGCATCGGGCACGGGATTTTGTGTTCTAGCTGTTCCCGGTGGATACTACGACTACGAGGTTGAGTTCGACGGTATAAATGTAGCGACCGACGCCGTAAGCTTGGTACTTAGATTAGCCCCTGATACGTCTAGCTGGGTGGCGGGTACGCAGAACAGTTTCCAGTACACATTCGTAGGGTCTCCCGCACCGGGTATTTCCACCTCAACGGGTGTAGGAAACACCAGCGGCGTAACCCTATTTACCGGTCTCTCTAACACTGCCCCCTATTCGACAGGCGGGACCGTCAAAATTAGAAATGCTACAGACTCTTCAAGATTTAAACATGTGCAGTGGGCTATGTCGTCAATGACTAGCGGGGGGAACTTTTACACGGTGCAGGGCGCGGGTGTGGTGTTGGGTGCATTTGTGTTGGGCGGAATATTGCTAATTCCGTCTGCCGGAAACTTCTTGTCGGGCAGGGTTTCGTTATACGGTATTAACTCGTGAGCATTAGCGCAGATATTCAGTCGCTTGAGCCGGGCGCACTGATCGAGCTTTTCGAGGTCGACTGCACGGCCATTGGTGGCGATATGCTGCGCTTTCACGGGCACCTTCAATCGACCTCTATTTTCTGGCAGGGCAACGAATACAAGCCTTGGCCGATTCAGGGGGCGGGCTTCGAGCACACATCGGATGCCCAGCAGCCAGCGCCGACGCTCACGGTCGGAAATGTCAACGGCACCATCTCGGCACTGTGCGTATTCCTCGCTGACATGGTCGGCGCGCGTGTCACCCGGCACCGTACGCTTTCAAAGTACCTTGACGCCGTCAATTTTCCCGCCGGCAATCCGACTGCAGACCCGGGCGAGGAAATGGCAGTCGAACTCTGGTACATCGAGCAGAAGACCAGCGAAACGAACGTTCAGGTTGAATTCACCCTGTCATCGGCGCTTGACTTCGGCGGTCAGCAATTGCCGGCGCGTCAAATCGCACCCGCGTGCCAATGGAGATACCGAGACGCGAATTGCGGCTACACCGGTGCCGCGTATTTCACGATCAAAGACGTAGCGACCGATGATCCTGCGCTCGATCGCTGCAGCATGAAAATAAGCGGCTGCGAGTGCCGCTTTGGTGTCAACGAACCGCTGCCGTTCGGCGGCTTCCTAAGCGACAACCTCTCGTAACAAACCCATGAACGAAACGACGAAGAACGCGATCGCGGATCACGCGCTCGCGGAGTACCCGCGCGAGTGCTGCGGGCTGGTTGTCGTGCGCTCCGGCGAAGAGGTCTATGCGCGGTGTCGGAACATCGCTGAAAAACCGACCGAGCACTTCGTGATGTCGCCGCAGGATTACGCGGGTGCCGAAGACGCGGGGCAGGTCGTGGCCGTCGTGCACTCGCATCCCGGCGCCGCGGCGCGACCGAGCATGACCGATAAGGCCATGTGCGAAACGAGCGGTATCGATACCTGGATCATTGTCGCGCTCGGCGTCCAAGGCGATGGATCTATCGCGGTCGATGACTGGTGCGAGTTCGGCCCGTCCGGATATATCCCGCCGCTGCTCGGCCGAGAGTTCTCGCATGGCACTTTGGATTGTTTCACCCTCATTCGCGATTACTACCGCCTCGAGCGAAACGTCACGCTGCCCGACTTCGCGCGTGCGGATAAGTGGTGGGAAGACGGGGCATCCAATCTGTACATCGATAACTACGAGAAGGCCGGTTTCGAGAATCTTGGGCCGGACGTTGAGCCGGCGACCGGTGACGTTTTGTTGATGCAGATCCGCAGCAAAAATGGGGTGCCGAATCACGCCGGCGTGTATCTGGGCGACGGCATCTTTATCCATCACATGCACGGGCAATTGTCCGGCCGCACGGTTTGGGGCGGCATGTGGGCGCAGTGCCTGCGCGGTGTGCTTCGATACGTAGGAGAAAAGGCGTGAACGAAAAGCTTCGAACGATTCGTCTCTATGGGATCGCCGGCACTAAGTTCGGCCGTGTGCATCGGCTGGCTGTCGGCTCCACGGCTGAAGCCATGCGAGCACTTCGCGTGATCGTGCCCGGCTTCGAAAAATTCATGATGAACGCGCGCGACAACGGGCTGACTTTCGCCGTGTTCAACGGCAAGCGTAATTTGAGCGAAAACGAATTGGCGCACCCGGTCGGCAATGACGACATCCGCATCGCGCCGGTGATCATCGGCAGCAAAAACAGCGGGCTCTTCACTACGATCTTGGGTACGGCAATCGCGGTGGTCGGAGTATTGACCAGCGAGATCGGCGGCGGTTTCCTGATCGGCATCGGCGCATCGATGGCGCTCGGGGGCGTCGTGCAGATGTTGAGCCCTCAGCAGAGCGGTCTTGCCGCCAACAGCGGCCCCGACAACGGCACGTCTTATTACTTCAACGGCGCTGTGAACAGTGCGTCGCAGGGCGACTGCGTTCCCCGCGGCTACGGCCGCATGCGGGTGGGTTCGAAGGTCATCAGCGCTTCCATCTCCGCTGAGGATCAAACCTAATGCGCCGTATCTCGGGGTCGAAGGGCAGCGATTCGTCCAGCACGCCGACCGAGTCGCCCGACAGCCTGCACTCCGTTGCGTCGGCACGCGTGCTCGATCTCGTGTCTGGCGGCCCGATTCAAGGGCTCGTGAATGGGTTGCAGTCGGTCTATCTCGACGACACGCCGATTCAGAATTCGGACGGTTCGACGAACTTCACGAACTACACGGTCGATTATCGGCTCGGTACGCAGGACCAGACGTTTATGTCTGGCTTTCCTGCGGTCGAGAACGAAATTGCTGTGAGCGTGGCGCTCACTTCCGATACACCTTGGGTGCACCAGGTCGAGAATACCCAGCTCACCGCCGTGCGCATTCGCCTTGGTCTGCCCGCGCTTCAGAAATCGGACTCGACCACAGGCGACGTGACCGGGTACCGAATCGAATACGCGATTGACTTGGCCGTCGACGGGGGCTCGTACTCACAGGTTCTAACGGGCGCGTTCGACGGCAAGACGACGTCTCTGTACGAGCGCAGCATCCGTGTGGAGCTGCCCGTGGCCGCGACCGGCTGGCTTGTGCGCGTGCGCCGTCTGACCGCGAACGCGCACAGCGCATTGATTGCGGACACGACAAACGTCGAAGCGATCACGGAAATCATCGACCGGAAGCTGCGGTACCCGATGAGTGCGCTTTTCGGTCTTTCATTCGACGCACAGTCCTTCAGTTCGGTACCGACGCGCGCCTACGATTTGTACCTTGCGATCGTCAGTGTTCCGTCGAACTACGACCCGATCGCACGCACATACTCCGGGACGTGGGACGGCACGTTTAAGCAGGCCTGGACCGACAATCCGGCGTGGGTTTTCTACGATCTCGTGCTCAACCCGATCGACGGGCTGGGCAAGCGGATTGACGCATCCATGATCGATAAGTGGGGGCTGTACGACATCGGGCGCTATTGCGACGTCATGGTGTCGGACGGCAAGGGCGGCCAGGAACCGCGCTTCACGTGCAACGCGTATATCCAGACGCAAGCTGATGCGTACAAGGTTTTGCAGGATCTTGCGTCGGTGTTCCGCGGTATCTCGTACTGGGGTCCGGGGTCAGTCGTCGCGCGCGCGGACATGCCGTCCGATCCAGTCTATGTGTACACCGCGGCGAATGTCGTTGGCGGCGCTTTCACGTATGTCGGATCCGCGCTGAAGACTCGCTATACCGTGGCGTTGATCAGTTGGAATGATCCGGCCAACGGCTATCAGCAAGCGGTCGAGTATGTTTCCGATGACGACGGCATTGCGCGCTACGGTGTCACGAAGGCGCAAATCACCGCGTTCGGCACGACTTCGCAAGGCCAGGCACATCGCCTCGGTCTCTGGACGCTGCTCACGAGTCGATACGAAACGAACACTGTTTCGTTCTCGGTCGGCCTTGATGGCACGCGGTGCTCGCCCGGTCAGGTTATTGCGGTGGCAGACCCAGCGAAAGCCGGTCGTCGCATCGGCGGGCGAGTACGCACGACAGCAGGCGCAACGGTGACGCTCGACAAGGCGCCAGCCGCGGCACCCGGTGACGTCTTGACGGCCATCCTGCCGTCGGGCATCGCGCAGGCGCGCACGGTGCAGTCGATCGCGGGTGACACGATCACCCTGACCGCTGCATTCGATACCGCACCGGTACCGGGTGCGGTCTGGATGTTGGAAAGCGCGGACCTTGCCTCGCAGTTGTTCCGCGTGATCAGCGTTCAGGAAAATTCCGACAATGGGCAAATCACCTATACGGTGAACGCCACGCAGTACGAGCCCGGCAAATACGCTGCCATCGACGATGGTGCCGCTATTCAGGTACGGCCGGTTACGGTCATCCCGCCGTCGGTGCAAACGCCGCCTTCGAACGTTCGGCTTTCGACATATTCGGCAATCGACCAGGGCATCTCGAAGACCACGATGGTGATTGCGTGGAACTCGTCCGACAAGGCCGTTTCCTACATTCCGGAGTGGCAAAAGGACAACGGCGAATGGATCACGATGAATGCTGTCGGTGGCCTGCAGGCGGAAGTGCCCGGCATTTATCAGGGTGGATACCTTGCGCGCGTGCGCGCAGTGAACGGCATGGGCGTCACGTCGATTCCGGCGTACGGCGTCCTCACCCAGCTCACCGGCAAAACCAGCCCTCCGCCGTCAGTCGCTTCGTTGACCACGGTATCTCAGATTTTCGGTATCGATGTCGTTTGGACGTACCCGGCGGATGGTTCGGCCGGCGACACCCAGCGCACCGAGCTTTGGTATAGCCGCACGCCCGCGCGTGCCGATGCCGTGAAGCAATCGGACTATGCGTATCCGCAAGCGAAGGCTAGTCTCATGGGGCTCGCTGCTGGGCAGGCTCTTTACTTCTGGGTGCGGCTGGTCGATACGTCCGGAAACGTCGGTCCTTGGTATCCGGCGGGCGATCCGGGTGTGCAGGGCACGACCCTCACGAACGCGGACGGTGAATACAACACGTACTTCGCAGGCGTAATCGAGAAGTCGGCACTCGGCCAAGATTTGCTCTCCGACATCGACCTGATCCCCGGGCTTGCAATCGACGTCTCGGCGAATCAGCAGGCGATCACCGACGAGGCGCAGGCGCGCAACGATGGCGACTCTGCGCTGACAACTCGCATCGATGGAATCTCCGCGCAGATTGTCATTCCGAACATGGCGGGTGCCACGGGCGATTACGCCGGCTCGACCACCGTCTATGCAGGCGTGTGGTCCGAGTCGTCGGCGCGCGCCGAGGGTGATCTCGCGCTGGCTGTCAAAACCGATACGACGGCCGCGATGTTCCAATCAGCCACGAGCACGCTGACGGCTGCCGTGCAGACCGAGACGACTGCGCGCGTCACCTCGGACACTGCGCTTGCAACGGAAATCACGACCGTACAGGCGAACGTCGATGCAACGGAGGCTCTGATTCAAAACGAGAGCCTCGCCCGCGCGACAGCGGATACGGCGCAGGCGCAACAAATAAGCACGTTGCAGACCACGGTCGGCCAGAACTCGGCGGCAATTCAGACGAACGCAAATTCGTATGCGGATTTGAGTGGCAAGGTTAGCGCTTCGTACACGATCAAAACTCAGATCACCGCAAACGGCCGGACGTACATCGCTGGCATTGGGGTGGGCACGGATAACAACGGCGGCATCATCGAATCGCAAGTTCTGCTCTCAGCGAGCCGAGTCGCGATCCTCGACCCCAACGGCACAGCCGTGACTGCGCCCTTCGTCGTGCAGGGTGGACAGGTGTTCATCAGCCAGGCGCTCATCGGTACGGCATGGATCACGAACGGCAACATTGCGGACGTCATTCAAGCTACGGCCGTCGGCGCGAACGGTCAGCCGCGATGGAAGTTGGATAAGAACGGCACGCTGACTATGAACGGCGCAAATGCTGGATCGGGTTATCTGACCATCAGCGACAGTACGGTGCAGGTATTTGACGGCGCCGGCACGTTGCGCGTGCGCTTGGGGCTCTGGTAATGCCGGCCGGGCTGCAGTGCTTCGATGCCTCCGGCAATCTCGTCGTCGACATCACGTCGCGGCTTCCGCGGTTCGTCGGGTCGGCGGCCGTCGGGCCAGGCAATACACCCAGCGTGTCGAATGCAAACCTCGCAGCCGGAACGGTCTGGTATGCGTTCCAGCCATCGCAGATATGGGGATTCATCAACATGGATGTGAGTCGCCCGATATTTTCGGTCTCAGGCACCACGATAAGTTGGGTGTACTCGGCAGGTGCGGGAACGCACAACATGCAGATTCCCGGCACGCTCTTTTACGGGGTCTATTGATGCCAGCGGGATTTCAGTGCTTTGCCCAGGACGGATCAAGTGTGGCGCAGATCGATAGCGATCTTGGCTTAGGCAACATGCAATTTCGTCAGAAAATCACGCAGACGATGGCGTTCGCCGGTTTTCTCGTATACACGATTTCGGACGGTAGCCGCTACAGCTCGCAGGGGAATCAAACAACGTTCACGTTTGCTGCTACCAATCCAATCGTGGTGTTCGAGTGCCCGAGCGGTAGCTGTGTTCCGATGACGTGGACGAAGTCCGGAGCGAACTGGTCAGTGCTCGTCGTCGGCGATAGCTCGGTGCCTGTCACGTGCTATGTGTTCGACCAGGTCAGTGCAATTGGTGGCAGTAGCAATTTCGGGTTGCAGGTGTTCAATGCGGCCGGCGTTTTGGTTGCCGACGTCACGAAGCCGTTCCCGCGGATCGTCGGATCGAATCAAGGAAATCCGAAATATGCCTATGGCGCAACCGGGTATGCAACCGACAGCGGCACGTGGCCAGCTGCGCAGGGCTCCAAGGCATTCCTGGTTGCGCAGCGCGTGGGTATTGCTTGCGTTCAGCCTGCTTTCGGTACCGGAGGTACATCCGGTGGCGCGAGCAATGCCGGTGTCGTCATGTCCTGCTTCAAAACGTCCGGCGGCACCATCAGCACGAACATGGTGATGTTCGGGGACACCAGCAATTTCAATAACTACACCGGATTCAAAGAGGCCATCAGCTGGTCGTATCTGGCGGTCGACATTTCTTTTCTGTAGGAGCAAACATGCCCATCGCAGTCAACTACGTGACACCAAACACAGGCGCTCCGGCGACCTATCACGTCGTCCAGCAAATCACGCTCGATTATGTGTCTTCAATCACGAATTCAACTGTCGCTTCGTACCTGTCGAAAGATGCCAAGGACGGAGGCAAGTTTCCGATGTACACGCAGCAGATTCCTGTCGACGGGCTTCCGGCCACCGCGCAGGATGCTCGCGCGTACGCCGAGGGCCGAATCGTCGAGCCGATGCCCGATGGAGCCACGGTTGTGCCATACGCGAACCGCTACGCATTCGCCGGCGGAACGATTGTCGAGTAACGGCAGCACACGCAACGAGAGCCGCCTTTAGGCGGTTTTTTTATTGGGCTTTTGCCCGTGACCGGGGAGTCACCATGCCAGTAGAAGGCCTGACGCAGGAAGAAGTTAAGAACGCACTCAAAGAAGGCTTGACGGAGTGGCTTGATAAACAATTCGCGACGCTCGGCAAGTGGACGCTCGGCGGCATCGCGTCGCTCGGGCTAGCTGCGCTGGCATATGCGTTTCTTCAAACAAAGGGGTTCAAGTGAGCAGCTTTGATGATGCATTTGATGCGCTGATCGGCAACGAGGGGGGCTATTCGAACAATCCCGCCGATCCGGGCGGCGAGACGATGTGGGGTGTCACGCAGCGCGTCGCTCGGGCGTATGGCTACGCCGGCGCAATGCGGGACTTGCCGCGCGACACCGCGAAAGCTATCGCGAAAAAACTTTACTGGGATCCACTTCAGCTCGACGAGCTCGACGCTCGGGTGGCATTCCAGGTCTTCGACGCGAACTACAACGGCGGACACCCTGTGATCTGGATGCAGGGCGCGTCCGGCGCGAAGGTCGACGGGTTGATAGGGCCTGCCACCATCGCCGCAGTGCAGGCCGTCGACCCACTGCGCTTCATGCTGCACTGGAACTCGCTGCGCCTCAGTTATTTCACTTCTCTGCGGACCTGGCCGACCTTCGGGAAAGGCTGGACCAATCGTATCGCCGCCAATCTTTTGAAAGGAGCCTCGTAATGCCGCTTATCCCTATCGCAATGGCGCTCGCGCAGTTCGCGCCGATGATCGCCGGCTGGCTCGGCGGTTCGAAGGCCGAGGACATCGCCGGAAAGGTCGTTGGCATCGCTCAGACCGTGACGGGCCAATCAGCGCCCGATGCCGCACTTGCTGCGATTCAGGCTGACCCGAGTCTTTCCCTGCAGTTCCAGAAGGCCGTGCTCGACAACCAGGCGCAACTTGCGCAGATCGCCGCCGACGTCGAGAAGGCTCAGCTTGCCGCCGATCAGGCTAACACCGCGGTGGTCAACCAGACGATGCAGGTCGAAGCGAAGGCGGACCACTGGCCGACGTACGCATGGCGGCCGTTCGTCGGGTTCTGCTTCGGCTTTGCATGGATCGGTGCGTATTTCGTCATTCCGATTCTGCGCGGGTGGTGGCCGAACATCGCGCAGCCGTCGATCCCACCGGAAGCTTGGGTAGCGATTGGTGGCGTGCTCGGCGTGGCATCTTTCTTTCGCGGAAAGATGCAGTCAGACCCGCGAGTGCCTTCCGACAACCGTGGCTAAGCATCGCGCCGTTTGGATCTTTCTGCCGGTTGCTCGTCGTCGGCGCCGATCGCGCGCACCCAAAACGCGCAACCGTTCTCGGGGCTTTGCTTAATTGTGATGCCCGGACCCTGCAGGCAAACCGTGTGACATCCCGCCGAATCAAATCCACCCCAATGCTCGCATTCCCAGCAGGGGCGACGCTCGCTGTGTGGACGGAAGTGGTGCATGACAATCCCCCTTGACACTGTATGAATGAACAGTATCAAGGCGTCCGCCTTTTGGGTAAATTTTGTGGAACACGATCAAGAAAATTCAATAGAATCAAAGGCGAGTTTACGAATTTAATTCCACAATTCCCCTGTGCAGGGTTGATTTATATGTCTGGATATACAAGATTGTGATTCCTGTTGTCGTGGGTTCGAGCCCCATCAGCCACCCCAAAAGATTCAAGCAAAATGCCCGACTTTCACAAGTTGGGCATTTTGCTTTCCGGAATCAATGTAACCCTTGTTTAAGCCGATTTGGTCGAGACGATCCATATACGACGTTAGTTCAATAGGGATATAGCCAAATCTGCACGTTGATCTGCTGGCATTTGAGAACGTGTGCAGAGCACTAATAATGTACCGGCAATCGATCACGCCAACTCGCTAAGAAGCTTTCCCGAAACTGCGTTGGTGCAGGCAGCGCGAGGTATTACAGCATCCGCCGCCGTTCGGCCCGATACCTCGGGCGGCTAAAAATCGAGAGGCTTAATTTTCATACGTTTGGCATTGCGGGCCAGCACGTCATTGAGTGTTGCCATAGTCTTCGCTTGCGCAAAGGCGCTCGAACGCGTGCCATGCGGACGCCCCTTGTTCGGTGGATATTTGCGCCGTCCGTTGCTTGATGCCGAGGGCGCTTGCAAATTCAGTTACACACCATGCGGCGGAGGTCAGTTCGTCGGTACACGCTGCATACCACCGTGCAACAGCGGCGCTCATGGGTTCATTTACGCAAAGCGCCACCCAGCACCGATGTGTCTGCATAAGTCCACATCAATAACGCTCTCCGCGCCGCAGCTCGTCTATCACGGGCTGGGATAGGGGCATCGTCTCACGGGTTGTTTCAAGCTCCCGAGCGAACGCGCTGCCGTCCCATTTGGAGGCGCGAATACTAAGACCTACGTCGATAGTCAAGTCAACCTGCACGTACTCCGCAGGAATGCGCAGCGCAAGGCTATTGCCCCATTTTGCAATTTGCAGATCCAT